GTCAGGATATCGATGACGCCCGAGCGTCCCGCGCCATCCGTCTTCCGCCACAAACTCATCGCGGTCTGTGCCGAGGCCAAGTTGACAATCGTTTTCGGTGTGACCGTGCCTGAGCCAAACGCCACGACCGCAGCCGTCTCGGCCACGTCGTTCATCAGCGTTGCGCCGGTTGCCGCACTGCCCGGTCCTTTGAAATACACGCCCGCCGTGCTGGTCGAGCTATTCAACTCCGGAATGATGAAGCCCGCAGTCGGCGCGAATGCCGGGTCATACAAATTCCGCACAAAGCTCGCGGTAGCCGAGAGCGTCAGGTAGGAGTCATTGAAGCAGTAGCGCGAGAAGACATCGCTGAACGCCGTCCACTGATACACAACACCGTTCGCGTTGTTGTTCGTATTGGTGCCCGCGACTCGGAACTTATACGTCGGCACGCCATTCACGAGCACGACGAACGGCCTGATGAGCAGCTTCGTCGGCGGTTCCGTCAACGCATCATGCCCCGCAAGCATCGAGGAGAACCACCGGCATCCACCGCTACCACCCGTCAGCGGCCGGATCCAGATGAAGTGCGCGGGCATACTCAGCGTGATGTCCTGACCAGTCCCGTTCCCGGTATATTGGCCACCGAACGTCTCAACCGCACCGCTCCCGCCGAACGCCGTCGTCGCTGCCGAGGTATCGAAGTAGGGCGCGTTGTGCGACGACTGATGCACCGGAAACGATGGCGTCGGACTGACACTCGGATTGATGTCCTCTGCGCCCCACGTGCCAAGATACTCCGCAGACGCCGATACACCCCGCACGTCGCGGCTGTTCGCCGTGTTGTCACGCTTATACTGAATGACCAGCGCAGAAATCGCAGGCGGCGTTTGATTGCCTCCAGCCTGATACAACACTTGCCGCGCGTCCGTGAGCGTGAACGGCAGCATATACGCAGCGTTGCTGGTCAGGATGGGCAAGAGCACCGCAGCCCCACCATTCAACCCATACCCCAATGACTCCTGCGTATTGCTGGCCGTTTGCGTATATCCACTGAACTGGATCGCCGTGCAGCCTAATTGCCGGTCCACATAATCCGTCGTCAACTCCAGAATGGCGTTGGCTGTCGTCGTGACCATCGCATCGGTGCCGGGAGTATTGAACGTGGGTGAGCCATCGACTTCGCGGAAGTCTCCCGTCCATGCGCCCGCGCCGGTATGATTCGGCCCAAAGCCCGTCGCGTTGATCGCCTGAATATGACTGCCGTGCGTCCAATCGTCGCCGGTATACAGCACCGGCACCGTGCGATTGCTCCAGTCATCGATGTCGATTTCCAATCCGCTCGATGCGGCGTTCCCACCGACGAAGCTCGCGGAATGGTTCTCCACCGTGTTGAGCAATCCACCCGCACCACCACCCGTGGTCATGGAGATCGCCAGCACGCCGTTGACATACACCAACAGACTGCCCGTCGTCGTGGTTTTGAAGTTGATGATGAAATCCAGCCGCACCCACTGATTACGCGGGAGATTACCACCCGTCACCACCAGTGTGCCGGGGGCTACCTGATTTCCCTGATTGTAAAGCGCGATCTGGCCCTGTGGCGTCACGGCCGCGTATGCCGCTGGCCCACCACCTTCGGCCGATCCATTGACGCCCCAAAATCCTTCGTTCGCGGTTGGATACGTTCGCAACCGCACATACATGCGCTCCCATGAAGCTGTCGTCGGGAACCCGCTTCCCGTGGTCATCATGGTCTGTGTGGCGACGGCCGCTCCGGCACTTCGCATCGCAAGGCCCAAGCCGTCGAGCGTGCGAGAGGCATCACGACAGGTGCGTGTGGCTAGTGAAGCACCTGCGACTTCCTGACTCATGCGCTCGAAACCGACGAGCCATCGCACGTTCCGCAGCGCTTCCTTCGTGCTCACGCCTGCGGTGCCACGGAAGAGGAACAATCCAACCCAACTGAGCGTGCCACCGGGAGCAACTGTCAGCGGCGTGAGATTGTTGCGGTCATTGGGCACCTGTCCTGCCGGAATGGCCACACTTGCAACCGCCGTCGTCAGTCCTGCCGTGTTGGTATCCAACCCACCCATCCACACGCACGGACCGACATAGCTGTTGGTGATTGGGATATTTCCATATCCGTTCGCTACTTGAACAGGCGTCAGCCCGGTGATCCCATTCGGCCATTGTGCGATGGCACTCGTATAGGTCGTGGGATCCGTCAGGAAGATGTAGTAGTTCGATGTGTAGACAGAAGCCATTAGCTACTCGGTCCTCGACCAATGTAGATGGTCACGTTGCCACCGCTACTCAAGTTGACACCCGGGAGTGGCGAACCACCCAAGATCGGCGCAACCAGACTAACGACGTTGAAGGCGATGAGGCCGGGACGCTTGCGAATAGCATCCTGACCTTTCGCCGGATCGCTGATCCAGTTCTGCGCCTGCGAGAGTTCATCGACATCCAGATCCAGCGCGTCCTTATCCACATTGACGCCACCGACGCCGAACGATCGAACGCTGAGTTTCGTAGACATTACTTTTTGATCGCGCTCTGAATGCCCTTGAGCGAAAGCGCCAGTCGCGCACGCGAGCCAGACTTGCCGCTGTCGTGCTTGTGCTCCTGCTCATATTCCGAGTTGCTGACGCCCTCGCGTTTCGCACTCGCCGTCATCGCGCCGGGATGCTTGATCGCACCGGCAATCCAGTTCTTTGCCATTACCAGTTACTCCCCATATCACCGTCGAAGAGTCCTTCGACGATTTCTTCCTCTTGTTCCTGACGTGGAGTGAGCGCAACCAACAGACCCTGCTTCTCCGTGGCGTAGATCGCCAGCCAACCGGGATCGGGGACACGATTGACCGTATCCTGCTCCTTCGACTTGGCGTAAGCGACACACCACGCGATCAACGCATTGTCCGATTCACCGGGAATGGGATTGGTGCTCGTATCGACCAACGCGGGTAGCGTGTTCACGTAGGTGAGGCGAATGGGCACAGCGGCTGACACTGGTGGTGCCCCCACCAGCACAGGCGCTCCAACTGGTGCGCCCGCGTTGAGGATGTCGTAGTAGACTTCGATCCACGAGGTGCTGTCCTGCACGGTCATCGATCGGGCATCTTGGAATGTCCGTGACCAGAACTGCTTGGGACGAAATCGCCGCACGAACGTAGCCGAACTGCCAGACGCGCCCAAATCCTGTGGTTCGACCATCAAGATACGGAAGCAATCGACCGGCACTCCGGTGAAGTTGGTCGTCAGGCCGCTGGTGCCTGCCGGGTAGATGACGGTGCCGCCACTGGCCGGGTCACTGATGGTGACGAAGTGGCCTTGGTGGAGATCAACGATCGACTTCCACAGGTCACGACAACCGTTCACCAGATGCTGATGTAACTCGTCTTCCGTCCAGAAGGGGTTGTTGACTCCACTGGTGTTGACCGTGGGTGCGATCGAGCTATCGCCTGCCAACCCGGTATCACTGAACGTCGGGGTTGTGGAAGTCCCAATTAACCCAACCGTAACCGGACTTACGCCATTGGTAGCCGTCCGATAGATTTTGTAGCTCGCCGCATTCGGAACCGCCTGCCAATTCAACAGCACGAAGTTCACGCCGCTCAACGTCGCTGCGGCATTGGTGATCGTCGTCGCCTGACTGGCATTCGACGTTCCCGCGTTGTTCACTGCGACAATCGCGTAGCTGATCGTGCTGGCTGCTGGCGTCCCCTGTTGCGACACCAATGGTGCGGCCGGTCGTGTCAGTGCAAGCGTCTCGACCAGACGATCTCTCGCCTGCTGCCGAAGACTCGCCATCGTGGTGGCCATGTTTTACACCTTCCACTGATCGGGCTTTGAAATCTCCCCCTTGTGGCCGCGCTCACGGTGACTTTGCGGCGCACCTTCAGGCAGGACCAATTGGGGAATCGGATGTGAAGTCAGATAGTTCTCGATGGCGTCCAGCTTGAGATTGACTAGCTGAACCCATTCACGGACGATCAAGGCACCCACCGTGCAAAGCATGCCTGCGAGAAACGCTGCGAGAATCTTTGAACGAAGGGTGCCCATGATGACTCCTAGTATCCGTAGCTGTTGGCGATGCACAGTTCGCACGTGACGTTATCCGCCGCGCCTGTCTGCAAGCACAGGCCGACGAACGAACCCGCCACTGTGTTGTCGAACCCGCTCGATGCCACATTCAGCACCGCGCACGGGATCGTCATGTGGCCAGTCGCCGCCAGATTGTGTGTCATCTGGAAGTTGCCGACGATCACACCGGTTGCACTCACCGATTGCACAACGCACGTGATCGTAACCTGTCCTTTGTCCGCTGCGGCCGATCCGCCCGGTTTGGTAAAGGTGATGATGACGGGATCGCTGGTGCTCTTAGCCTTTCCAAACACCACCGTGAACGCGCTGGACGCCACACCGTTGGCGTCCTTCGTAAGATTCAGCACCCACGTGAAGACAGTCCCAACCTTGACACCACCCGCAGGGATGCCAATGGACGAACCACTGACGTAGGTATTGACGCCCGCTCCGAATGCCTGTGGAGATGACGGAACACTGAAGTTGTTGATCCCCGGTTCCGGCCACACGCCGCGCACCAAGTGATCCATGACGAGATCCGAGAAGGACACTTGCGAATTCCCCCGGAGCGCATCATTGACGAGATCGAGAAATGATTTAGCCATGATGCTCCTTAAAGCAGGTAATCCGCGCCGACTGATGCCACCGCCGCGCCGACCGTCGTGGTCAGCACAACGCGCCAGACGCTGCCGAGATGCTGGTTGATGGTGACGCCCGCAGCGTCCGCAATGCCAGTCAGACCGGGATAGATCGTCGTGATCGTGCCCGTGCTGGATCCCACAGCCGCCGATGTTGCACCGGCCAAATCCACCCACGTTACCCCGTCCGCTGGATTGAGCACCTGAATCTTCGCCGTCGCCGTGCTGCCGCCTGCCGCATCATTCGCCACCGTGAGACGAACGCCCTTGGCATTCGGGTTGTAGAGCGCCGCCGAGTTATACGTGCCATTCGTGCGTGATTGAGACGGGAAGATGATGCCTGCACGATTTTTAGGCGTGCCGCCCACTTCCTCTGCAACTGGATCCGCGCCAGTCACCCAACCGTTTGTATGCCGATCTGCCATGTGAATTCTCCTGTTAGGGAATAGGGGGATTGCTCCCCCCATTCACATGTTAGACGCCCACCGAGAACGGAGTCGCTTCGGAGCCAGTCGCCTTGTTCTGCAACTCGACGAACCACGTGTTCGCAATGATATCGCGGACCGTGATGACCGAACCAACAACACCACCCGTGGTGCCGCCGTTCAGCGTGATCGTATCCGTCTCACTCGCCACGGTGCCCGTATCCGCCGTATCGAACGACAGAGCCGTGTCGCCGCCGTCCTGAGTCGTCCATGCCACACCGCGCATGAAGTCCTGCGCGTTCGCAACCTTGACGATATAGCTACCCGAACCAAGCGCCGTGCCGACGTAGAACGAATACTGCGCGCCGCTGCCGGTCGCCGGGGGAAGCGTTACGGTGGCCCCACCAGTCGCCTGATTGAGCACGAAGGTCGCGTAATTACCATTCGCCGCTGACGTCAGCGCGAGGTTCGCCGTCACCGAAACTTGTGCGTTGCCCTGCACGGCAACTTCTGTGCTGCCGCTACCGAAAGGGTTGTAAACCAGCGTATTGTTGGTGTCATCCACGCGAATCGGCGCGGACGCTGCGGTGGCCGGTCCCTTTTGGGACGGTCCACGATGAATTGAACGAATGCCAGACATGTGAAACTCCTTAGCTGGATCGGCGGGGATGCGCCCGCCGTCCATGTGGCCATTAGAGTGCTGAAGAATCCCGCATCAGACTTTCCCGAATTACGCGCCGAAGATTGCGAAACCGGACTGCTGATTCGCCAGAAGCGTCTGCGTGGTCGTCGTGCGAGTCGTCTGCTCCGTGAAGGTCGCACCAGCCGACAGTGCGCGCCCATCCGGATAGATTTCAACCACGTCGCCCGCTACCGTCTGCGCGATGGCGAGATCCTGCGTGCCGTCGCCAGCCGCCGTGGTGGCGTTGTTCGACAGCTTGAAGATCGTCTCGACCGAACCCTTTTTCACCAGATAGATGGCGAAGAGGGTGCATGCGCTAGAAATGAGCACGTTGCTCACGGTGTTGCCGCCATCCGATGCCGCCAGCGTCCCATCGATGGGCGAGAACTGGAGATCCGGATTGCGCTTGTTCTGCGCGAGGTACTTCTTGAGGCCGAGGAACGCCTCCTGCGAGACGGGGTTGACACCCTTGCTTGCGATGTTGACGTTGGACAGATAGTTCTTGACCTTCTGCCACACCAGATTGCCCGACTGAGTTGTAAGTGCCGCCATTGTCGTTATCCTTCGCCGTGCGGTCGCTCGCTCGTCATCCTGTTATGACGATGCCGGATCCGCCCGTGCGTCCAGAAGGTTTCTTGGATAGTGGCACCCTCGATGTAGCCACACCCGAGCTTGAAATCCGTTGCCCGGTTCGCCGCTTGTAGAGATCCCATGCGAGATCGGCACGCTGTGAAAAGTCATCACGAATCCGAGCCTTCGCCCGCTTTTCCTCATTCGCATCCGCCGCATCCATCTGGTCCGCATACGCCTCGCCGCCGCCATGCGTCCAAATATCTCTCGCTTGCAGGCTGGCGATGATGTTATCGATCGACCATGCCGTCTGCGAGTGCCGAAGAATCAAAGTCACTGGAACCAGTCCACGCTGGAGACACAATTTAGTGTCGGGTTGCGAGATGGTCTGTTCCAGTGCCTTATCCATCGACGGTGTTGGTGTGCGTCGTCGCCGCGCCAACACATACCCATACGGCACGTGCCGTGAGGGGAATACCACTAACTCCGCGTCGTAATCGAACAGTCGTTGCAGCCAGAACGCGGGCGGCACAGCCATGTGAGGCATGCCTTCCGGGTAGTAGTTGATGCCGACCATGCGATTCATGCTATTCCAACCGATCCGTCATGCCCGGTCGATTCAACGACGCGCGCACGCCGCTATCGCTGGCATTGCGTGCCATTGTCTTGCGCCCTCTGCCCCGCACTTCGACGCGCTCGCCCGGTCCAAGCTCGTCTTCCATGAGGGTCTTCAGATCCACTCGGCTGATCGCTTCACAATGAGCATTCCACTCAGCGGGCGTCAGCGGTTCACAGTCGTCCTTGCCGATTTCCCCGATCAAATACTGCCCGCCACTGATGGACGGGTTGTTGGGGTCCACGCTCCCCATGATCGGATTCTGGTTCTTCGCGTAGCGAATGGTCGTTGAGGGCAACGCCCCCGGTCCCGGTTTGATAATCGATGTCTGCCCGTCAAAGGTGACGGTAAGCGGGATGGGCGCACGGTTGACCACCGGCACCATATCCTGAAAGACTCCGCGACTCATATGTATTCTCCCCTTCTCTCCGAATTTACGCTGCGGGCTTGCTGTTGTGCGAGATGATCGCGTCGATGATCGACGGAACCAACTTGGCCACAAGCTGTTCGACAACCTGCGGGTTCTTCTCGATGTAGCTCAGAAACGCCTGAAGAAAGATATTGCCCATGACACCCTCCAAAAGTGGAGTGGATGGCCACGATGACCATCCACCCCGAGCGGTTTACAGATCCTTCACGACCACGAGCGTCTGGCCCGTCACTCCGTCCCAACGCGCGTTGAGGCCGGGGTTCTTGGCGAAATACTGCTTGCGGCAGAAGTAGGTAGCCTCGTAGGCGTGCCGAGCGTTCGCGCCCGAACCGTCACGAATCCACACCAGACCGTCCCGATCCATGAACTTGCCGGGTTCCGCGACGTAGCGCTTGAAACCAGACTTCTTGGTATCGAGGAAGTAGACCTGAGCAAGACCGATCGTTCTGATGGCCTTGATCGGAATCTCTCCGATGGTCAGATCGCCCTGCTTCATGGCTTTCGTCCCACCATCCGGCGACTGAAGGTCAGCACCGGAGTAGCGGCGATCGGCATCGAGCAGCTTGATGTATTCCCGGCGCACCGAGTGATGCATCAGGATGAGGTTGATGACGCCGCCCAACTTTTCGTAAACCACGTCGCACGTGCGCTGCGCCACATCGAGTGACAGAGCACCAACGCTGGCAGTCACGAACGACTGGAGCGAAGGCGTCACGCTGCGGGTGATCCCGAAGTAGTTGTCGCGGTTGGTGCCATCGTCGATGAGCGCCGGGAGGCCCCAAAACGCCTTCTCGTAAGAAGTGTCCTGAATGTCCGTGACCGACGTGCTCGCCGCCATGACCACCTGATCGCTTGCCGTCCACGTCGGATCGGCCGCGAAGGTGACTGACGTGCCATCGCTGGACACCGCAGTGACCTGTTTGACGTTGGTGCGGAGGGCACCACTCGCCGGATTGATCGCACCGAGGAACATCCCGATGTCGATGAAGCGGTTGCCGAAGGAGGCTCCCGCGATGTTGCCGGGTCCGGTCAGAGTCGTGGTCGCGCCGCTGGCATTCACCAGAGCGAGAACACCACGTCCGTCCATACCAAGCGCGTGCTCTTCACGGCGCGCGATGTCATCGACCAGCCGGGTCTTTTCATCGGTCATGCCGTTCTTGAAGCTCGCTTCGCTCGACACCAGATCGTCCATCGCCTCTTCCGTCATGCGGATGCGGGCCATGAGCTTCTTCATGTCGATGCGTCCCTGCGCGTGGGTCTGGTTGCCAGCAACCGGATACGCAGAGTCCTCACCGGAGAAGAACGGCGAGGTATTACGTCCGAAGTGATGCGTGAACTTGGTGCCAAGCCCACCTTTCCACTCGACCTGTTCGACCGGGAACTCGTCCTTCAGCGGGAACATGTTGTTCACGCCTTCCGACACGCCGGGTTCGAACACATCTTTCGCCAAGCCCGAGAGGGCCGTGGTGTCAGCGCCAACGAACATCAGTCCGTTGTCCACCGACAGGGCGATTGCCTGTGTAAACAAATACGCTTTCATGCTGCCTCGTTAGTCGCGCCCGCCAAATGCCCCACCGTGCGCCTTGAACGCTGCGGCTGCGGCATCTGCGAACTCGTCGTCTTTGGATAGATCGACTTTCTTCCCGCTGTTCCCGACAACACTTCGGTCACGGCTGGAAGGCACTCGACGCATCCGGTTTTGTTCGTCTGAGAGCGCTTTCCGCCGACCGGGTTCCACGAAGTCCTCCACGAACTCCTTGACGAACTCTTGCACCAGCTTCGGGTCGCCCGCTTCGTGACGCGCCAGAAAATTCGGATCGCTCGCAGCCGCGTTGTAATACGCCGTCTTCAACTTGGTCTGCTGACGTTCCGTCAAATCGCCGCCCATCACTTTGGACATCTCGGTGACGGCACTGTCCATCATCCGAGTCGCCAAGGACTTCCACTGCTGGTTGATCGTCGCTTCGAAGTTGTCGGCGTTGTCGGCAACGCGGAGCAACCGATCAATCTGTTCGTCCGAGAGGTTCGCTAACTTTTCCGATCTCGGCACATTCAACTGTCTGAGTCGTGCCGATACCTGATCGTCCAGAACTTCCTGTTCCGACCGGGGATTCACTCCCGCTAGCGCTTGCACACGCCGACGTTCTGAAGCAAGTTCCGCCTGTGCGGTCGCATACTCGCGTTCGTAACGTTGACGCGCCGTTCGTTCTTTCTGAAGGTCGCCAAGGATTCCGCGCTTTTCGGCATCCCAAGGATTCGAACCGCTTGGGGCGGTAGTCGAGCCTGTTGCGCCTGTTCCCTGTCCACCTGCTGCTGCCGGTTTTGCGCCTTCGTTGGCTGACGCACCGACATTTCCACTGTCCGAACCACCACCACCGGCATCGCCCGGTGTTTCGAAGTTCAAACGTCCAACGATATCAATGAGCCTCATCGTCTACTCCTTAAAGAACATACCCACGGAGCGTGGGAACGATTGGCACGCGTCTTGCGTAACCCTTCTGCCCGATAGTATGGCACGAAACTTGCGATGGTATCAAGCCCCCTGTCCTTGCGGCTTCTGCGGCTTGTTGCCCGCTGGAGCGCTGTTGTCATTCGAGTTCTTCATGGCCCGAGCCGCCCCGGCAACACCCTTCCCGTCCGGTTTTGCAGCCGGTTTGGGCGGTGGGGCGCTTGGGGGCGTTCCGGTCGTCTTTTCGAAGTAACTCCGCACTTCCGGATCCTGCATGGCGTCTTCAGCGAAGGAGAAGTTGACCTTCGGCGGTTCGGACGGCGCTTGCGGCATATTCTGGTTCAGTTCTTGCATATGCGCGCTCAACAGGGCGAACGCCAACTGGTTCTTTGCCAGAATGGCCTTGATGTGGTCATCGTTCGTCCATTTGATGAATTCCTTGAGATGAATGGGCGCATTCCACCACGGCATCCACTTGAGTGGCGTAGAATCCAGCATATTGGGCATTTGGGGCGGCTGGAACTGCGGAATTGGCGCGGTTTCGTCCACGTGGGCATGCGCGGCATCCACTTTGAACTTCGACTGAGCCATTTCCAACTGCTGTTGGAACTGAGTCTGCTGCTGCTGCAAGGTCTGCATGAACATCTGCTGCGCTTGTGGGTTGTTCATCCAGTCTTCGAACGCCTGCTGCTTCTGGAGGGCCGATTGGACGGCAATGTCCATCGACGGCACCATATTTGTCAGCCCAAACAGCTTCAATGCCTCATATTGCACCTCCGGGTCAGCCATATTGAGCAGTTTGAGCGAACTGGCGTGCTCAACGGCCGCCCGCATGCCCAAGCTCGTCTTCGGCTGCTGGCTACCGTCCTCGATCACCACATTCACGCTGCCCTGAAGCTGCGCGTTCTTGAAGATTTCATACGTCCACGTCCTTGCGGGCGTCATCGTCTGACGAACGCGCTGATCGGGACCGAATGACCGCTCCAATTCGATGGCGAACTTGAACCAGTTCTTGTAGGCGTTGCCGCGGGACTTGAAGACGCTGCTGAATCGTGCCTGACTGCGCTCGATCAGCGCTTGAATGGCCGAAAAGGCTTCGACGCCTGCCGGTCGTTGCCCCTTCATGATGTCGAACGTTCCCGACAACTCCTCGATGTCCTTCAGATACTGCTCACGAAGCGCCATCAACGAGGCATCGATCGGCACACCCGCGATGCGCTCCGGCTTGGCCTGCCCACCCACCGTGAGCGGGTTCCACTTGATCACCAATCCGGGCATGCCGGTCAGCTTCTGAATTTCGGCACCCTTTGGCTCCAGCCACACCGGGTTGGCCATGCGCTGCAAGCAGAGCATGATCTGGCTGTCCAGCTGGTTCAGCTGATCCTGCTTCTGAATGATCTGGTCGAGGGCACCGCTGCCCAAGATTCGACCGCCGACGTGTTCGAACGATGCATGCGCGAAGGTGAAGATCGGTTTGCCATCGGCATCGGTGTAGGGTAGCGGCCCGGGGATGCTCTCCGACTGCTCCATATGCACGATCTTCGGGCTGGTCGAATCATCCACCAGTCGAAACACAAGGCCATCCGGATATTGTGCGGTCGGCTTCATCCACACTTCATATTCGGTGACGCCTTCATCATTCTGACCGCCACGTCCGCTGCCTTCCGACCAGTAGATCGGCGTGATGCCCAAATCATTGGTCTGCACCAAGCTGGTGAAGAGGGCCATGCTGTGATCCTGCGGACTCTTCGTCCACGTGATCGTCTGCGCCAGCCGCTGCATTTCCGGATCGGGCTGACTCTCGTAATACCGCTTGGTTCTCCAACGCGCCCGCACCACGTATGGCACGTCGTCAAAGCGTGTGTAGCTATTCGGAAATGCAATCTCCAGCGGCGACAGCACCATCGTGGCAGGCATACCCTTGGTCAGCGTGTTGCTGGCCGGTGCGCCCGTCTCATCCACCGCAGGCTGAAGGTCCGATGCGCCACATTCCGGACAGGTCGGCGGCGCGCCCACCAACTTGCTCTCTGGTGTCTGCGCTCCGCACTGCGCGCACTGCATCACGTTGTCGGTGATGGTGCCGTGCTTGACATCGTAGTCCACGTAGCTGTGCAGGAAGGCATTCCCGGCCACGAGCAACCAGAAGTCGAACTCGCTCATCGCCTGATCCATGAGATGCACTTCATGCAGTAGCGGAGCCATGCTATCGGCAGTCGCCGCAGCCGACACATTGGCCGGGTCCGTGCCATTCGGCCTGACATTCACCGTCAGATTGATACTGGTGAACATCGCACGAATGGCCTGCACGGCTTCCTTGCACTTGTTCGTCACGGGCCGTGGGATCCATGCGGCCATGCGCTTGTCGCGCCACCCGCCATACTTGCTCTGATACTCGATCCACTGCCGCCCGAGCACATACCAGATATTGCGCTGCCACTGGCGTTCGAAGATCCAGCGCGAGTCGTAACACTCGTGCTTCATCACTTCCCACAACCCGATCAACGAATCGTCGTCAAACCCACCGGTCTGCGGATTCTCTTTCGACGTGCCGTCGTTCTTGGGTGACGGGTCCACATTTGCTGTATCTTTCGGCGTCGTGAGTGACATGACTACTCCTGAACCAATTTACCGTGCCGCATCAAACGGCCCTGTCCGTCCCAATCCAGCCCTTGCCGCTTCGCTTCTTCGTCGCCCACGTCCTCGTAGCTGACGGCCGCGCCGAGCAAGGACTCACTGCTGCGTTCGAACGTCTCTTCCGGCTTCTGAAACTCTGCCACCGGAATCGTCACGCCCATGTAGTTCTTGATCAACTGCGCCCGTTCATACTCCAACTGCGTCAACCGCGCCTTCATCCAATCCATCGAGGCTTCCTGCGCTGCCGCACGAATCTCCAACGCCTGCGCGCGTCCTTCCGCCTTCCCCGCGTCTTTCAACAACCGTTCAAACGCTTCACTACTGATCCACATGACTCACCCCTTCTTCGGTGCCCTTCCACAGTCGCATGGTAACGTTTGTGTTACCGCAACCTTTCCCGCAAACCCGGGACATTGCGCCCATTCACACTTCAGGACAACCACGATTGCGTCTCATTGGGATCGCCAAAGAAATTGCCCATCGGATAGGCGGCATCATCGGCGGGTAGTTCGTCCGGATTGTGCTCCTGCTCCTTCGCATACTCACGCAGCCGCAAGATCTCCTGCTGTTCCCGCTCACTCAACGCATCCCACCGCTTCTTCTCGCGCGCACGATCCTCCTCGCTCTTTCCGCGATCGATGTCTTCGGGCAATTCGGGCCACGCCATAATCGCGTAACGAATGGCATCGGGCAGTTCGTCCTTAAACTTGAAGACGTTCTCCAGTGGTCGCTTCTCGCCGGTCGAAGGCTTCGTGTTATCGGCATTGCGATACGCGCGCATCTGCTCCAGCGTGCGCGGCACGGTGTAGGCGAAATACAGCTGGTTCGCATACAGCCAACTTTGCACGCGCTGAATGCCGATCTGGTGCTTATTTTCAGCGGGCATCACGCCCACCCCACGTAGACCAAACTCCAGCCGCAGGTTCGCCTCGTTCTTGTTCGCCGCCCACTTCACGTCGCCGCGTCCACGAACTTTGAACTGCGTGGCGATCGGATCGAGATGCTGACTGATCGCCTTCCGCCGCTCCAAATATTCATCAACGACGATCAGACCCTTGGGCGTAACCACAATAAGAACCGCGCCAAAAGGATGGTCAACACCACTATCCAAGCCAACAAGAACCGTGCGGTCAGGATGAATCGCGGGCCACTCCGGTAACAACTTCTTGATCTCATCGTCCGTCAAGAGCGTCTGCTTCTCGATCAGCGAGTAATCGTAGATAAGTCCAGACGCATTCTTCCTCTCTCCTCGATACTCCTGCTCGTAGAAGGCCAATGCCTGCCCACCGTTTGCCTCGGCCTGCGCCTTCGCCCGCGCCAGCTTCTCCATGATCTGCGGGCTGGAGCGGAACAACGGGTTCTCTTCTGTCCACCATCGCGCATACCAATAGCCGGGGTTCTTGTAAACTGCCGCCTGCTTCTCAATCTCGTCGTAGGTCCAATCGAACCCAAGGACCGTGGTGGTAGCGATGATGATGCCCGATGACTTCAGCAACGTCGGCTTAAAAACCTGAAAACCGCGTTCAGGACATTGTGCCGCCTCGTCAAACCATCCGCCCTTAAGCCCCTGCGGACCACGAGCGCGCTCAGGGTCTTCCAATGAACGAAAAGATACTTTGCTTCCATTGACGAAATCGATCTCTTCACGATCACTGTCCCACCGCTTGATCCAGTCCGGATTGAGCAGCTTGACCAGCGTGGGAATGGTGCTGTCCCATAGAATCTTGTAGGTCGGACCCAACACCCACCAATGACTGTTGGGGATCGTCAGTTCTTCCCTGACCGCATGCGCGCCGCCCAACGTCTTACCGCCTTGCCTGCCTGATAACAGTAGAAAGTTATCGTAGGCCCGTGGGGCAGAGTCAGCGTCTGTATGATGAGTGCCACACCGAGTGCAGTCAAAAGAGCCGTTTGCATTGCGATACCCCGACTGCTTGCACTTCAGACACACCCGCATCCGCAACGCGGCGAAGAAGCCCTTCGTCGGGTCATGCAGGTAGGGATTGTAGAGATATGGCTCGTGGAGATTGTCGCCACACCCCGGAGGTAGTCGGACGTTAGCCATTCACCGCGTTCTTGATTCCAGCCAGACTGGCCTTGCCCTTGGGCTGGTATTCCTTCTTGCCCTTCTTGGCCTCGCCCTTCTCGCTATACATGATCGCAACGGCCTGCTTTGGGTTCTTGACCACCGGCCCGCCCTTGCTGCCGCTGTGCAGGTTCCCCTTACCAAACTTGGGCATCACTTCGTTGTAAGGCATATACGCATTCCTCTGTAGATCAACCGGCCTGTAAACTTCTCGCTCTCGACGACCATTTCCATCGTGCCTTCGCCAAGCACGTCCATCCGGAACACCAGCGTCTTCTTGTTGTCGATCACCCGCATGGGCAGGCAGCTTGGCCGCGCATCGACATCCTCGATCACTTCACGTCCCCTTCGATGTAGTTGGGTCGCCCGCCTGCGGTATCCTCGCGCATGATCTGCGGCGCACCATCGGGCATGACCACCTGAACTGCGACAATCGTATTTGGCACGCTCTTTGCATCCCCGGCTTCGAACTCCTTGAAGATCGTGCCCTTCGCCAGATCCATCGCCACTGCCGTCCGCACCATCATGCCGCTCGTGTTGTGGCGGGTTGAATCGTCCAGCCCTTCCTTAATCCGATCAACCGTTTTGTGAAGCAATTCGACCTTGACGCGATCGGCGGGCGTATCAGCGGTGATCCAGTTGTTCTTCGCCGCCCGATACACGTAGCTCGAAATGCTGGCACGCCCGATGCTTAGCTCCTTCGCAATGTCGTCATCATCCCGTCCCGCCGCCCGCATGGCCATGATCGTCATGGCGACGGCCCGAACCTTGCTGTCGGGTGGCAGATACCAACTCGGCTTCCCCTTGGCGACGTGCGACTTACCGTTTCGTCTTACATTTCTGGCGGTCGTAGAAGGGGGATCCTGTGACGTGCCGTCAGCGGGTGCTGGAGAAGGGGACAGCACGCTAACAGGCGGGTCAGCACCAAGGCGCTTAGGGCGTCCATTTGGACGCGGCCAACGCTTTTTGCCAAACACAGCCACAGAATCCCCCTTGCCCGTAAGTATGGCACAATACTTGCACCGCTACAACTGAGGCCACATGACAGAGTTACAGGACAAAGAGAAGCGTATCGTCGTCCACATCTTGAGCGGTCGAAACGCCGGAATGCGCCGCATCATCGGCCATATGATCTTCAAGGCCACTGACCAAATCCCCATGAAGTTCCAGAATGTCTCCGATGGTGCGGGTGGCATGATTCCTGAAGTAGCCGTCGCGGGGAACTTCCCCAAATACATTCTCTACAAAGAAGTTAAGCGCGTGCCCGAAGATCCGGAACCCCCGAAGGCCCGCGTGTTGATCAACGATGGGAAGAAGGAAGTGAAGGTATGAGAGATCGCAAATCCGACGCACACATGAAGAAGCCGGTCGCTCCGGGTAACATCCGGCATCATGCCGACGAGAACAAGGACAACAACGACCCGATGAACCTCGTGGAGAAGCCGCGCAGCCAGCATTCCCGCGAGCACGCCAACACGCCGAAGGTGTTGAAGCGGTTGAGGAAATCGCTGGCGATGGTTGGCAAGAAGGAGAAGTTATACTGATGAAATTCGCCATCCTCATCCGCGAAACCATCGTGCGCGACATCCGTGTGGTGTTCGACGCCAAAGATAAGCACCACGCACTCCAGATCGCTACGAGCATCGCCGCCCACGAACACGATCGTCATAACGGTATGGTCGTGAGCGAAACCGTCACGGCCACGCCGGTTCCCCAATCCCTGTCCCCGTGGGAGGCGGTTGTGGCGCGAGGGCCGCAGGCCGAGCGCCCATGAACGTCTCCGCATCCGATTGGTCGGCTAAGTCTATGATCTTCAACGGCATTCCGATCTTCATCAACGCACACACTCCTGACACCCATGTCATCGGCATTGATGTCAATGGCAACCTCCACAACGCCCGCCTTACACCCGAGGATGTCGCTGAAGCAGTCGCCTGCCGCTTACTCAATGAAGGGCCAGCACTTACGGTCGATATGCTGAAGCGGGCAACGGAATCCATTGTCGCCAAACAACCCATCATGCGCATGATCATGTCCCACAAAACCGCCAAGGCGTATGCGGCCTTACTTGCTGCGGACGCACGAGTTACCGATGCCGAAGTATAAGGACGGCCCGATCGTCGTCACCAACCCCGACAGGTGGGAGAGGGAATGGAATGTGATATATGGTCGGAAGTATGGCCCCATCACCGAAGCCGAACACGCCCAACACGTTGCCGCGCGCTTGCTCAATGAAATACCGGACACCCCTCCCGATCTCTTCGACACGGACAACGAGCGCAAGATGTGGGGCATCACCGCCGACTATTATCGCGGCCGACAGTGGGACAAGCCATGACATCCATTCACGCCAAGACCATCCAGACCCTCCGCGTCTCGCAACGCCTACTGGATGAAGACCTTCTGCGCGTTCTACCCGTCCATTTCCACATCGCGCTCGACCAGATCATGAAAGAGGTATTCGAAGACGGCCTCGTCAGCGCCATCAACACAGCCCCTATGCTTAGCAGCGTGTTTGAGCCGTAAAAAATTTTTGCGGTGGCACGCTTCGCACCCCGGCCGCGAGCGTCCGCTGAGGGGGTCCCCCACCCCAAGCTGTCAAAGCGCTTTATGTCATAGAGCACTTTGATGTTATAAAAATAACACCAGATGTCAAAGCACTCTACAGTGTAAAGCGTCGTTACGTGATCATGCGTAACGCGCCTCATGCACGCCGCGATGTCATACGTTGCTTGTTGGTTTGTTGGATGCGTGGAAGGTTGCAAGGCGGTGCGCGGTTCTCACAGCTGGCGGATCGAATGCTTAGCAGTGCTAACTAACTGGCGGATCGAATGATGGACGATCGCAGTGGTGGCCACGATCGCCCATGTTGGTGTAAGAGATCAGTCGGCGGCGCGTAGGTTGATCCGCTCGCTCACCAGCGTATCGCGCGATGCATCGCCAGTGACACGGAGTTTCAATGCTTGCGCCATCTGAACGCGGGCGTCAGTGACCGCGCGCAATTTGTCGAGCAACAGAGCGTTGTCGTTCTGATCATCAATATCGCGCGAATCTGTCATGTCCTCGATAACCGCGCGACACTCCCACAAGAGGGCGAATAGTTCATCGGTCGTATTCACTTCGAACACCATGATGCTCTCCAATGTGATCGGCTGTTGCAGTCCAGCCGACCACGATGATTGTTTACTGTGCGAGTGGAACCACGTCACCAAACGGCGCGGTATCGATGCCGCTAGTGCTTGCCCAAATGACCGGATAATCGGACGATGCGGGAAAGCTCCCATACATGTCGGTGAAGTAGATCAGCACAACGGGCGGTTCAGTGTCAGCCGTTGCGAAGTGATCAAACACTGGCGAGAAATTCGTGCCTCCGCCACCAACCGCATTCAACTTCAGAACATCGCCACGTTCGAACGTATCGACACGGTGAACCGCAGCGTCACAGTAGACGACTTCGGTGGACGAAGGCGACATATCGTCAATGATGCTCTGCATCTCGCCAGCGAATTGCGCGAGTGTTACTTGATCGATACTGCCAGACGTATCAACCGCAATGGCGATTTTGCCGCATGCCAGTGACCGCAGGCTTGGCAGGATGATCCCGTGCGAGAGGTAACGCTTGTTGGGCCTTGTCCACGTGTAGTCGGCCGTTGTGATCTGCTGTAGATATTTCCGCAGCAGTGTGCGCCAATCGACGATCGGCTTAGTGGCACGTTCTAACTCGCGTGCCATGTTCGCCGGGAGCTTGCCTTGAATCTTGGCGGCCTGCATGGCTTGCTTGGCGAGTTGTTGCCAGTCGGCCTCCGTCACTGGTGTATCGCCTTCGCCCGGTTCACCGTCACCGGGTTTCGTTTCTCCAATGCCGCAGCCATCAGACTCCTGTGATGGTGGCAAGCGATCGTAGATCCATTCGGCCGACTTGCCGTGATATTGCGGATCATCCAAGCATCCAGCCGGGAGCTTCAACCCTGCACCCTTGATAATCGGGTTGATCGCGTAGTCTGCGGCAGCGTTCCAGCGCTTATGCTCTCGCCCTCCTTCGCGCCACGGATGACCGCAGGCAGGATGCATTACTTCATGCGCCACTACTCCGATCAATTCATCCTGCGATAGCTTGGCAACAAACGCCGGATTGAAACCAAGCCGCTTTCCATCCGTCCAAGCCGTATCGTTGATCGTGCTCTCGATGATCTCCAGCTGGAGTGCAAGCACGCCGAAAAACGGCTGATCAATCAAAAGGATCGTGCGCGCACGCTGGATCCTTTTGAGTGTTTCGCTCATAGCCATGTTCGTTCCTCCTTCATGCGGCAGGCTGAAAGAATTGAGACATCTTTGCGAGGATATCGGCAGCGTCGTTGGCCGTCTGTTCTCGCAACAGCTTCGAACCCCGGATCGTGTCCGGGTTCAGGTGCGCGATCTTGTTCAGCGCTTCCACGCGCATCGCATCAAGATCCGCATCGCCGGTGACGTTCAGCCGTTCAAGCACGCCGCAGATCTCCGACACGTTGTTGATCAACGAATCGCGGAAAATGGCGGAAGGATCCGCGAGCTTGATCGCCGCCGACTGCACAACGTCATGAAGTCTTGACCATGCATCGTGCATCGCATGTTCCACGCTGGCGCTGTTGGACGCTGCGATCGATGCTTTGATCGCCTCGACTTGATCGGCTGCGAGATCCACGCGGATATCGCCCTCGGCAGGAACCGGCTTGTATGCGACTGTCACGCCGAAGCGGTTCCGAATGTCGGCAGCGTCCGGATAGTCTGCCGAGTTATACATACCGCCTAGACGCTGCGATGCTTCCAACCGCAATGTCGGATAGTCGCAAGCGAACGCATCGATCGCGTTGTTGATCTCGTTGATCTTGACGCGCAACGTATCGGCGTAATGCATGAAGTTGTCGGTCGTCAGCAGTCGGTCGCCAGCATCCGACCATGCCAGCGTTTCGCCGTAGTGCCACGTTCGGAGCGAACCGATCAACGTCATCAGCGCCGAGTATGAACGATCGTGCTTGCTCAACAGCGCTTTGTTGGTGCGCGAGGATCCACTTGATGCGCCGTGATCGCGGTTCGTTTTCTCCGATACCGCACGGTCATACTTCCTTGCCGACCATGATCGAATCTGAAGCCAAACGAGTAACGCGCGGGTGTGGACGTTTGTGTCAGCCATTGTTGTGATCCTTTCCGAGTAAACGGGTTGCGACACGATCCGCCTCAGCTTCGATCGCAAACAACCGATGTTGTAGTGCGTATCGACGTTCAAAGCGTTTCATGTAGATACGTTGCCATCGGCTTGCACGTCCAAATGCCGTTCGTTCAGCATCGACGGCAAGCCGCAGATCCTTCCGCAAGCGATCGACGTTGATCGCCATGTTGCTAGACTCCGGAGATCAGCTTGCCGATCTCGCCACTGGCCATTTTGACGAACGCTTGCGAGTGACGCAGCGAGTTATCACGCCGCAGACAATCACGAACGCAGAGCACGCCGAATTCAGCGTGATCGGCCGCGACAAGCCGATTCACGTAGGACGTGATCGCGTTGAACGTGGTCGAATTCGCTTTCATGGCTAACGCGCCAGCCAGCGAATAGAGCACGGCGGGATTGGTCGGAATCGCCACCGACTTGGGATCGATCAAGATCTGGTCGATGTTGGGAAGCTGCTCATACAGCTTCATGAACGCCATGAATTCCGTAGCTGCTCCTTCGCCCACTGCACCGGCGATCGCGATCGACAGTAGCGAAGGCGACAACTTCATGGCAAGTAGCTTGTTGACATGATTCCACGTGCGCGGGACGGGCGAATTCACCAGATCGTTCGTCGCCGTGAAGTTGCAGAGCAATTCCGGTTTGAACCGCAGGAACGCGATCAACAGTGGGTGAACGTTGCGATCGATCGCCCAATTGCACCAACTATCAAGGTCGGGTGCAAGCTCCACGATCGAACAGAACCGCGACTTGACGGGTTCCAAAATGCCGGAGACACCAGCGCGATCGGTGCGCCGATTGGTGGCCGCGACGAACGTTACCTGATCACTGATCTTGTGTCCCTGTATCTCGCGCGCAAGTAGAAGCTGCATCTTTGCAGCCTGCACGGCCGGACTGGCTTGTCCAAGATCATCCAGAAACCAAACGGTAGGTTTCGTGGCGTTCATCGCGCGAAGCATCGCGGGAGCGGGAGCAAACGCCATTGCGCCGTTGATCAAGCACGGAAAGCCTGATGTATCGGTCGGATCCTCAACAGCCGGATGCGAGAGGATCAAATCCGCGCCGATCGAATCGGCAGCCTGCCCAACAACATCCGACTTGCCGATACCGGGTGCACCCTGAATCAGTGTCGGTTGTTTGGCCGTGATCATCTCCACAAGAAAATCGAAAAGCTGAGTAGGCGTCATCGTGATCGACATGTCTCCTCCTTCGGGTTGTTGTTGGTTGGTCGAATGGTTGTGCCAAACGGAAATGCTTGCCTTCGGTGATCTTGTGAATTGCCGCGCTATTGGTCCGTCATCATGCGTTGTCGGGTTGGTCAACTGGTGAGCGTCTACACGGCTTGCCGGTTCGTCAGTATCTGAACCGCTTCCAGTTGGTTCTCCATGCACTCAGGATGGTTCGCGCTAGTGGCTATCAGGATCCCCGTCCGTCTGGCTATTTGGGAGTGGCGTAATCGGCTTGCCCGCCATCCGCTTCGGTTGTCAAAGTGGCCCGGTGGCCACTGACAACAACTGCATGGCGCATGCCGTAAGATACCGCGTGATTGTGGCGTGTTTTGCGCTTACGAATCTGTGAGTGTTCCAAAACCGCGAAAAGCCGTGTCCTACTTTGTGCGATCGGCACATGTGCCAAAAAGTGACACTGGCACGGATCGTGTCTGATCAAGAAGCATGCCAAGTCCTCGCCTATCCGATTGTGAAAGTTTTCACAAGCACAATTCGGATCACCGGCGCTACGCTCGTCGCTCCGCGCCTGCCCACATGGCATGGGCCTTGCATGGCCCTGCGGGTTTCAACGGGCTGTCATATGGTAAGGGATGTCATATGGAACAGTTGGCTTACGAATTGCAGAGTAGATGACCATGAGCAACTTCGCAATCGATTTGCAGTTGAAATACATCAAGCAGTCAGATGTGTTGGAGTTGATCGATCTCTATACCATCGAGCGGGCAAAGGGCACCTTCTCAGCGGCCACGCGCTACTTCCCGATCTTGGAGGCCGCACAGGTGTTCATGGAGAGACACCCGGGGGAGGATCTAGATGAGGTGCATGTTGCCACGGACCTTTACCGCATTCTCCAGTGGAGCGAGCGTATCGCAGAGAGGATGACGCGATGAGCGGGCGCAAGATTCGCAAGTGGAAACGCTTTCGCCTGATGATGATCACGAATCGGTTGCTCGGTAATCGCTACGCATTTACTGACTATACACAAGGGTGTGCCTGCATGTGGTGTAAACGCTACTTGCAGTTAGGAGTGAAGTGATGAACCGGCGCGAACGTAAACGCCGCAAACGCCTTGCCGCACGTCGGCATGCTCAAACCGTGGCGAATCGGTTGCTCGGTCAAGTCAAACGTCCGTTGACCGTGCCATTTCTTTGGTCTACGAAACGTGTCAACTTGGGTGGAGGACGATGATGCGTTTCTCGATCGACGAACCCGATGATATCGAGCGGCGCGATGACGGCGACGATATTGCAGAGTCATCAAGCGGTATGACCAGCAACGCCGTTAAGCGGATAGCAAAAATTCTCCTGAACGAGCCAGTCGGGCTGAAGGGGAAGTTACTTCAACCGCAGCATATCCATCATTATCACTCTGGCTACAATTACACTGCGCGCTATTCCAACAAGAGGAGAGTTGTCCGATGATCAAGCACAGCGAATACACCACACCCGATGGTCTGAAGCGTTACGACATCATGCTCGACGATGACGGCATGTTCATGGCCATCTATCGTAAACAGGAGGTGCGACGTAATACACTATCAGCACTTCGAACCTTCCTCGATCAAACCTTCAAGAACAAACCCAAGCGCCGCAAAGTCGCCATCGACGTAGGCGGTGAGAGCGGCCAGAACTTTACGCTCATTGGCATTCACAAAGCCAGTCGGCGGCAGGCTGTGTTGGCGAAAGATCACGCGGGCAAGATCGTCAAGCTCTCCACGTATGAAACCGCGTATCAGCCGTGGACGCCTGAGTTGATTTCACAGAAGGCACAGTTAGTCACTGCCGTGCAAACTGCGGAAACAGCATTGGCGATGTTCACCAAGGGACAACAGGTGCCGCATCCGAATCCGGCGCGCACAGGCCGTCACATCACCATCGGGGATTTGGTGCAGTGGGAGATCGATACGCCGGATCGTGTCGCCAAGCGATTACTTGGAGAGGGTCAGAACGATGAAACCGACAGCTACTAAGA